CTGGCCGCGACCTCGAGGCTCAGGGCCTTCGCCTCTTCGATGGTGTTGCCCCGCATGAGCCCGTCAGCCTCGAATTCGCAGAAGGTCCCCCGGGGCAGGAGATGGAGGGAGAGGCGGTCCTCGATACGGGCGAGGAACTGGCCGAGGGAGAACCGCACCCACGTCTCGCCCATCTTCTCGGCGTCGACGTTGCCGGTCCCCATGTACTCGAACAGCAGCGAAGGGGGGGCGCCGTAGAGGCGGGCGATCTCCGCCACGGAGAACTGGCGGGACTCGAGGAACTGGGCGTCTCTCGGCGGGATCGTGTTCGGGACGAACTCGAACCCCTCGGACAGCAGCGCGACCTCGTAGGCGCGGACGAGGCCGCCGACCTTGTCCTTCCACCGTTGCTTCGCCAGGTCGGCCTGCGGTTCCGTGACCGGGCCGAGGGCCTTGAGGAACCCGCCGTTGAGGAGCCCCGAGTCGTAGAGGCGGGCCGCGACCTCCTCGGCGGCCAGGCCGATCCCGATCGCTTCGCGGGCGGCGTCGATCGGGGACATGCCGCAGATCCCGTCCCACGAGATCCCCGGGATGTGGAGCACCTCGTTGGGGGTGAGCGGCTCCTCGATCCCGGTGATCTGGAACCACTTCTGGCCGCCCTGGCGCCAGATCCGCTGGACGACCTCGGCGGGGAGCGGCAGCAGCCGCACGACCCGGTCGCCGGCGTTGTTGCGGATCATCAGCGAGCAGGAGTTCCCGAACCGCATCACGCTCGAGACCATGAACTCGATGCCCTCGAACCACGTGATGTCGAGCTCGGCGTGCATCGGGTCGAGGAAGAGCTGGCTGGGGACCTGCTGGCGGATCGTCTGGCCGTCGGCGTCGGTGGTGTCCTTGTACGTCTTGAGCGGCAGGGAGGCGATCGTGCCGGCGGTCAGTTGGATCGACCGGAGGACCGCCATGTGCCGCATCGCGGTCTGGGCGTTGACGTCGACGCCGGACGCCGAGCGGCCGCCACCCCCGAGGTACTGCAGGACCGCGGCGGCGGTGAGGGGCTGGGCGGGGAGGCTGGTACGGAGAGCCCGGAGCAGGGCGGGCACAGGGCGCTACCCGACCCTGCTCGTGGGCTTCTCTCCGGCTCCGTCCCGCTCAAGCGCGACGGCGGAGAGGGCCAGGACGACCCCGATCGCGATGAGACCGAGAGGGAGCCAGACGAGGACGATCCCGGCGACGACGAAACCGGCCCCGGCCAACTCGAGCAGGGCCGGCACAGCCGAAGGCCGGCCGCCGTTGTCCACTGAGCGTGACCCTAGAACGACACCCTTGTGGTTTGCAAGCAGGAGTTAGCAATCTGCTTGCCAGCGTTTACCAGATGGCCATCTGCTTCGGGGGGTCGGCGGTGAGGGCGCCGGCGGCGATGGCGTCGCCCCGGGCCTCCCACGACAGGACGCCGGCCATGGCCCCGTCGATCTTGTTCGGGGAGCCCCGGCGGTCCTTGCACAGGGTGTAGAGCGGCCGGCGGTCCTCGTCTTTCACGAGGAGGGCCTGCTTGCGGCTGTTGGCCACGTGGCGGGCCAGGACCCTGTTCCCGTCGTGGGAGAGATCCCCGGCGGTCTGAGCGGCTTTGTAGGCCCGCACGGCGTAGCCGATCGGCTTCGGCCGATTCGTCCACCACTCGACGACCCGCTGCTTCTGGCGGTCCTCCGACTGGTTCCAGCGGCCCCGCCACCGGTCGACGAGATGCTCGATCTTCTGCGGGTCGACGTACACGCGGTATACCGCGTAGCGCTCGAAAGCATCGACCATGGTTCCGTCGACCTCGGCCTCCGGGTGCTCGTAGTCGTCACCGGCGTTGTCGGGCCGCTCCCAGATCCCGAGCGGCCACTGGTGGCCGGACTCGACATGGGTGGCCACGATGGCCAGGGCGTCATCCCAGCGGGCCCCGTCGACGCCGACCACGATGATCTCCTTGTCGGCGACGACCAGGTCCTCATCGGCCAGCTCGGCCCACCGCTCCGCGTCGAAGGCGGCGCCCTCGGCGGCACGCTTGCGGTTGGTGAAGTAGCGCTCGGCCTGCGCCGGGTCGCCCTGGTCGATGAGGGCCAGGACCTCCGTCTCGATCCGGTCGAGGTCGACCCAGTGCGAATCGCCGTAGACCTTCTTGAACATTCGCCGGCGGTCCCGCTTGTTGCGGATCGACCCGGGCCCCGGGTCGGCGTCGTCGATGTACACGCCGGGCGCCGTGCCCTCGAAGGTCTGCTGCGCGACGGACTCCTCCGCCGGATCCCACGCGTTCGTGGTCTCGAGCCAGCGGCCGCCCATTCCGGCCAGGTTCCGGCGCTGGTTGTCGGCCAGCTTCCGGCCGCCGTTGAGCGCCGTCCACGAATGCGTCTCGTCCTGCGGCACGAACGTGATCCGCTGCCCCAGCCTCGACCTGGCCGAGCTCGTCACCGGCTCGATGCGCCCACCGCCGGGAAGGTTGATGCGGGTCTGGCCCGTGTCGGGGATGTCCGCCGCGACGTTGCCCAGCTCGATCATCGGTTGCAGGGCCCGCCAGATGTTGTCCGTCTGGTCCTCCGACACCGCCGTCACCTGGATCCACGGCGTCGACCACGGCCGGCCCACCGGCTCGCCTGCCGCGTCCCACCCGGCGGGCAGCACCGGGCCCTGCGCCTCGACACACACGATCGCCGACGAGAACGGACCCTTCCCCCACTTCTGCGGGCGGATCAGCTGCCCGCCCCGCTCGTAGTAGAACCGGCCGGTCTCCGGGTCGAGGCGGTAGTACCAGACCAGGAACCGCACCATCTCCGTCGTGAGGAGATACGGATCGCCGGCCTGGTCGCCGTCGGGGATCGCGCAATGCTCCTCGATCCAGTCGGCGATCAGGTAGCCGAGCGTCGGGAACTCGCCCGGCTTGCTAGGCCCCCGCCAGGGCAACTTCCACCCCTGGGAGCGACAGCTGCTCCCACCATCCCACCGGCGAATGCGGGTCGCCTTCGGGAAGCTCCTCGATGCCCGCCTCGTCGTCCACCCGGTTCGCGCCGTGCAGCGAGCCACGGCACCGACACCGGCAGCGCGCCGTGGCAGCCGTCTCGCAGGCGAGGGCTTGGGACACGGTCAGTCGGCGCACGTGTCCCGTCGAGCCGCGTGCTCGTCGCACAGCCGGTAGATGCCGCTTCTGCCTCCACGATCCATGACCCATGCCGGAGGCTTTTCGCACCCCGGGCACGAGCAGGTCTCACCCTCGAAAGGCTGCCGCCCGAGCGGCACGACCTCACCCATCAGCCGCACTCTGATCCGTCGCGATGTGCGGCCAGGCACCGCTTGCAGGTGGGCCGTCCGCAGGAGGCGTTGATCGTGGTGTCGTAGTCGAGGCGGCGGTCTCCGCAGAGGGGCCGCATCGTGGGCTTGCCGGTCCTCGGGTCGTAGGGCGTGAGGTGGTTGACCCGCCGTCGGGAGCCGCTCCCACGCTGAAACAGATACCTCATGACCCCTCCGGATGGGCTAGCCATCGGCGTCGAGCCTCTCGTCGGACCGTGCGAGCGGGTCGATGTGCCAGCCCTGTTCGATCTGGCCGGCCATCGCTTCCTCGCCGGCCTCTCGGAGGTACGCCACGATGGTGAGACGTTCCCGCCGGGCGCCTTCGTCCATGACGTGCCTGATGGCGACGGCGGTCGGATTGAAGTCGTCAGGCATCAGGACTCCCGTCGGAGTGTGTGGATTCCAACAGCTTGGCGTACGCCTCCAGGGCAGCGTCCACGCCCTGCTGGTAGCCGCCGTGGAAGGTGCAGAGATGATTCCGCCAGACCCCGTTGAGGCAGCATCCTTCGGCGGCGGCCTCAACCAGCATGTCGGAGAGTTCGTCAGCCGTCATGCGCAGATTCCTCTGGAAACTATGTTGACACTAGAGTGGAAACATGGTTTACTATGACCATGACAACGAACCGCACCGCCCAGGACCTCGCCCGCCAGATCAAGGACATCGAACTCGCCGCCTTCGGCATGAACGTTCCGCTCAACGCCGGCCAGCTCAACCGGATCGCGCAGCTCCGTGAGGAGCTGGCGGCAGCCGAGTGACAGC